AACGCCGAAAAATCAGTAGAAGAAAATCTCGCAGTAGCTTTAAAAAGTTCTCCGGAACGCATCGAAAAAATAATAGAGCGGTTACCGCCCGTGGCGGATACCGGCTCTAATGTGCCCTGCTTCACGCCCCTCAAGGGATATAAAGACATCGCCACTGGCGGTCTTACCTTCAATCAAAAAGGCACTGCGCAGACACTGGAAGTGGCTTGCGGTCAGTGCCTTGGCTGTCGCCTCGATCATGCTCTCATGTGGGCCATTAGGATCGTCCACGAATCCTGCCTGTACCATGATCAACAAGGCAATAGCTTTGTTACTCTCACCTATCGCGACCCCTCAGAATGTACCCGAGAACAATATCTCCTCGGACAATTCATCCCTGACGACTATTCGCTCAGGCCGGCAGATGTCTCTAAATTTATTCGACGTCTGCGGAAATCCGTCGCCCATAAAATCCGCTATTTCTATTGCGGAGAATACGGCGACGAAAATCAACGCCCTCACTATCACGTCTGTTTCTTCAATCATTCCTTCCAGGACCAAGTACTTTGGAAAGACGATGAGGGCTTTTACACCTATACATCAGGTAGTCTTGCAAAACTATGGCCTCACGGGTTTTCAACCGTGCAGGCTCTTAATTTTGAGACTGCTGCATACACGGCCAGATATGCACTTAAAAAAATCACCGGTAAGAAGGCCGATGAACACTATCTACGCTGCGACGAGTACGGCGTGGCGTACTGGCTACTTCCGGAATACATACGAATGTCGACTGGGCGAAATAAACCCAGCGGCTTAGGCGCGGGTTTCTATGAAAAATTCACCGATGATATCTTCCCATCCGATGAAGTCCCTGTACCAGGTAAAGGAGTCATACGCAAGGTTCCGAGGTATTATCAAAATATACTATCTGTACAGGAACCGGCCACCCTTGAGCTGGTCAAGGAACTGCGAAAAGTGTTTATGAAAGCGCACAAAGCCGACTTCACACCGGAGCGGCTAAAAGAGCGATATCACTGCGCGGAAGCGCGGCAAACCAAGAGGCATCTCTGATGAAAACGCAAATCTACTCAATCTTTGATACAGCATCGGCCACGTATCAGCGGCCATTATTCGCGCGAGCCGACGGCGAAATTATGCGCGAATTTCAAAATATTTGTATTGATCCGGAACACCCATGCGGACAACACCCAGAGGACTATAATTTATTCCGTCTGGGAAACTTCGACGACCAAACCGGCCTGGTAATAAATGAGGACAATGAATGCTTGTCCACTGGGCTGGAAATGGTCGCTCTCTCAAGGAGCAAAACAAAACAGCGCGACCTGTTCGAAGAACCGGGCGAGCTAAAGGGCGATGGTCACTGTGGTGACCTCGACAAAGCGGAAGCGCGCAACCAAGGAAAATTCGCATCATGAGATCACAACATAAATTTTCTAATGTACCGACCGCAGAAATACCACGGTCGTCCTTCAATCTGTCACACTCGCATAAGACAACAATCGATGCTGACTTTCTTTACCCAATCTGTCAGCCAATCGATATAATTCCAGGGGATACTTTCTCCTGCAAAACTTCGTTTTTTCTTAGATTAAATACAATGCTGCGGCCGATTCTCGATAACCTAAGGTTTGAGACTTTCGCATTTTTCGTGCCCTACAGAACACTGTGGGACAAGTTCGAAAAAATGCACGGCGCACAAGACAATCCTTCTGCGAGTATAGACTTTTCAATTCCGGTAATGTCCGATCATACTCCCTCCCTGGGTAGTCTTTCAGACCACTTCGGCCTGCCTGGGGTGGTTATCTCGGGAGGGAGTTCTTTGCCATTTCGGGCTTACAATAAAATTTGGAACGAATGGATGCGCGACGAAAACTTGCAAAATTCATTAACCTCCCCGGAAGGGGCGGGTCCGGATAAAATTTCCGGTTTCGTATTAAAGAAACGCGGAAAAAGACATGATTATTTTACGTCATGTCTACCGTGGCCGCAAAAAGGGACTGCCGTCACGATGCCGTTAGGAACGAAAGCCTTTGTAAAAGGCATCGGCATAGACGACGCCTCAGACTTTGCCGCAACGGCGTTAGGCGTCGACGAAAGCGACGGCACCAGCCCGACCTATACGTTCACAAAACAAACATCAATAGCCGCAGGCATAATAATGGAGGGAACCGCGACGACGGGTATCCCGACGATCTACGCGGATTTAAGTACCGCGTTAGCTCCAACAATCAATGACATTCGACTAGCGTTTCAAACGCAACGGTTGCTAGAGCGCGATGCGCGCTCAGGCACCCGGTATGTCGAGGTCTTAAAAGCGCACTGGCGCGTAACATCTCCTGACTTCCGACTCCAAAGAGCCGAGTTTCTCGGCGGGGGAAGTTCAGTAATCTCACTGTCACCAGTAGAACAACAAAACGCACAAACCACACCGGCAGAAAATGACAAAGTAGGGAACTTGGCGGCCAATGGAACAGTGGCCGGGACTCATTCGTGGACAAAATCTTTTGTCGAACATGGTGTGGTAATCATCCTTGGGAATATCCGAGGGGATATAACGTACTCTCAAGGAATCGAGCGCTACTGGCAAAAATCGACTCGGTATGATTTCTATTATCCGGTGCTCGCCGGAATCGGCGAGCAAAGCGTATTAAATCGCGAGATCTGGGCCGATAATTCGGCAAACGATATACTCGTTTTCGGGTACCAGGAAAGGTACGCCGAGTACAGATTTCTCAACTCAAAACTAACTTCGTTAATGCGACCCGACGCAGCCGGGACGCTGGCGTCCTGGCATCTGTCGGAGGACTTCGCAACACTACCGGCCCTGGGTGATACGTTCATCCAGGCAAATACCGGAGTACCGCTGGACCGCGCGATCGCGGTGCCAGCGCAACCGCAATTCTTTGCGGACTTCTACCATGAAATAAAAGCGGCTCGTCCGCTGCCCTTGTACGGTGTACCAGGGAATATTGATCGCTTCTGATGCGACAAATACAAACAATAAAAAAACAGCGCGGCTTTTGGTCCGGGCTAGGGAAACTAGCCGGAGCAATAGGCCCCTCCGTGGTCGGAGGCATCTTTGGCGCGAAAGGACAGGCGGATGCAAATGCCGCTAACGCCGCGGAAGCGGCGCTAAATCGCTCCTTTCAGGAGCGTATGTCCAATACGGCGGTAACACGCCGCATGGCCGACCTACAAAAAGGCGGCCTAAATCCTATCCTCGCCGGGACATTCGATGCGTCAACTCCCGCCGGCAATATGGCGACCATGGGGAGCGTAGGCGGGGCCGCAGTTGAAGGCGCGCATAAGGGCGCGATGGCGGCACAAGCTGTCGCCTCAACAAGAAAAATAAAAACGGCTGAGATAGAACGCGTTCAAGCGGAAACAAAACTGACAAATGCGAAAGCGAAAGCGCTCGCACCTGCATCTACAGCCGGCGAACAGATCGGCAAGTGGATGCAGCAAATACGCGAAGCGTTGGGCAACGACCCACATAACGCCGAACAGGCGAGAGCCACAACCAGGCGAAGAATAAAAGAAGCTCTGCGAGTAATCGGTGGCGTAAAATCAGCAGAAAAATTAGGCAAAGAGCCTATGAAAATTTTCATCAGAAAAGGACGGGACGACTAATGAGTATTCAGACACAAGGCAAGCACGACAAGAGCGGCCGGCTCATTCAACCGACCTACAAGGATGGACGGACAAAACAATCGTTTAAAGATGAAACCGACATCCAAAAAATACTACACCGGGCGCAAAAGGCCGGAACAATGTCCCACCTGGACAAATATGAAGGCACCTATGGTGACTTCTCAGACTTCGATTTCCTCGAAGCAACAATACAATTAACAAAAGGGCGCGAAGTATTCGATGCCCTACCATCAGAACTCAGGAATGAGTTCAATCAATCACCTGCGGAATTCTTCCGCTATGTAAATAACCCAGCGAATGCTGAAAAGCTTCGCGACAAACTTCCCGGACTAGCCGCACCAGGGCGGCAAAATATAGACATGTCCGGAAAAACAGAGCCAGAGGCTCTAGAGGATCCGCCAGCGGCCGATCCTGCTCCTAACCCTGCAGAACCTCCTCCTGCTGCAGAACCAGCAACCTGACGCCTGCCATAAGGCTGGCGGCAGTTTGCACACGTGCTGGAAGCACAAAGGCCCCTGTTGGGGCCTTCTTAGTTCCTCTATACTTGATATGGAACTGGCGCACTGGTCCCAAAAGGGCAAAAAAACAGCCTCAATCGGAAACGAAAGCTTGCGAAGTGACGTAAATAGGCGTAAAACAGCCCCAAATGGACCAAAGCGCCAAAACCAAAAATCAAACATGCGGTAACCGCATGAAAAACCTCACTATAAAAAAAACGCTCGTCGGGATCCCGACGACGAAAATAATCACGTTGTTACTCTTGGCAACGATGGTGGGTGCCTGTTCGGTCACCTCTTTACAATGTGGCACGGACGGGGACTCCTCATTCGTTAACCTAACAACTACACCAAAAATCTTATCTCAAAATGCCCGAAACATGGGCACTCTCTGCGCCTTCGCTTATGATGACACCGAGAAAATCGGTGTCCTGGAGTTGAACCCGTGAAACGCCGAAAAATCAGTAGAAGAAAATCTCGCAGTAGCTTTAAAAAGTTCTCCGGAACGCATCGAAAAAATAATAGAGCGGTTACCGCCCGTGGCGGATACCGGCTCTAATGTGCCCTGCTTCACGCCCCTCAAGGGATCGTCATCTTGTCTTACCTGATCGCCGCCGTTCTGGCCGCGATCATGGGATTGGCACTCGCTGAGATGGCGAGCGTCTATCCGGTTGCCGGCTCCTTCGGAGTCTATGCAGACCGATACATACACCC